GAGACCATAATCTATATGGGTTCTGCTTTGTCCTTAAATCGGACGGAAGATAGTCCTGGATCTGTGCCATAAAATTAGCAACTGATCCCCACGAAGGTTTTGTGTCACTTGAGTGTTCGCCTCTACGAAAACCTTGACTGTTCAAAATTCTCCAAGTTATTCCAGCAGTATTTAATGTATCGTGTGGTGCTAAACTAAAAGTTCCACTCAAAGTATCGTTAGACTCAATCATAGCGAAATTAGGCTCTGACATGTTGTCTAAAATATATCGCATCTGTTTTTGTCTGGTTTTACAGTTTCTTAACAAATTATTTCCTTGTATTCTACCCATAGTTATCTCCTTCCGTTCCAAAAACCTGTGCGGTCGTGTGTGTTGTATTCTATATCTTTCAATAGTTCCAACATCTCTTTAAGCATAGCATTTATTTCAACAAGTTCTTCGTGGATAGAAGGTTCCTTCTTTTCAGGTTCCTTCATTTCCACAGTTTCTTCTTTTACAATCTTATTTTTCTTTGGCATAAAACCTCCATGTTCTTTCGGTGAACATCACCGTTTATTTTATATGTATTAATCAAAAATTTGTTCGCTTGCTGCGTAATCTCCTGGTACTGCCAAGAAACGCCAAGTCCAACTTGAGCCAGGACCTGATTCACTTAATTTTCCCCATTTAGCGAAACCAACCTTAAACAAATCCCCATTATCTACAACTGAGTTTACATGTGAGTAAGGATAAACCCAACAACCCTGACCACAGTTAAATTCACTGTTGTCATTACCAGTATATTTTGTTCGTACTGGGAAACCATTACCACCAATAGCATGACTCCAACAGTGATATGGTTGAGTATCTTCAAAGGTTAGCATTACTCTAGCTGAGTTGAAATTTGCTTTGTTTAATGTCATCCAGTGGCCTTCACTAAGTTCAAACTGATAATAGTATTGAGAAGCACCAGTTCCTGTTCCAATCGTTACACCATAAGGAGTTTCAGCTGGGCAACTACCAACATTACCATAATACTTAATGTTGTGTAAGTTTCTACCCCATTTGACGAATGTATAGTTATAGCGAGAACCAGTACGATTCTGCCAGTATCTACATTTCAAACCACCTTGGTTGTCATTGAATGTGTTACCAATGATGCTCCAGTTTAATACGCAGTCATAGCAATTTTCATCGTATGAACCGTTAATCATATCAATCTTTGTGAACTCAATAGGTACATTATTATTGAATGTATTGTTTCTAAGGTCACAGAAGATGTGATATACATTGTTCGTGTCCTTGTAAGGATAAATCTTAATCGTGTTGTTGTTGGTTGTACAACCTCTCATTTGGAGCAACTTAGCTTCAATTATGTTGTTCTCACCAATTTCACAGTTATCAAATTCCAACCAACCACCTTGTGTTGTGTTATCTGTAACTCTCTTGAAACCAACATTGACCTTACAATTCTTGAAAATATATTGTGCTGGAGAAGTGAAGAAATAGCCACCAGTTACTGTACTGTCATTAGCCCAACAAGCTGATATGCTAGGCTCATTAGCAAATCGCACATCACAACCATTTTCAATAGTTAAGTATCTACAACTTAGAGCAACGTCGTTACATTTTACATTGTTCAAAAGAACATCAACAGTACTCTGTTTGTTAATGCTCATTTTGTTCGTACAAACTAAATTATAAATTTGTGTGACTGTTGTTGGGCAAGTGAAGTTATACATGCTTCTTCCTGCCATATCAAGTTTCGTTTTTCCATCAGCACCCATAGCATTAACATAAGCAGTTTCATTTTGGAAATTACTCAAAATTAGTCTGTTCAATGCCGTAGAACGAACTAAAACATTGTTATAGAAATCTACACTAGCTGGGTTTGTGAACCAGTCATCTCTAAATTCCATATAAGCGAACGAAACTTTATCTGTTGAGTTAAATATGTTGTTACCAAGTATTACACAATTACTGATAGTGATTCGTCCGTTTGTTCCATAAGTTAATGGCAATCTGTTTGTACCGTGAATGATAGCATTACTTACTGTCACATTATAGTTCAATGTGTTGTTATAAAAGTGGTTTGTCGCATCAATGTACAAATCTCTTGAGTTACAAGCCAAGAAGTTTGCTGGGTATCTAAACCAACTTGAATGTACAGGACAAGATGTGTCAAGTACAAAGAAATCACCAATAGGATGGTTACTGCTACCAACAACTGTGATATGGTTACACTGGATCTGGTCATTTGTGAATGAAGTATCAGCATCACACATCAATTTCTTTTCAGTAACCAATGTAACAGTACTGTCTGTATAATTACCTTTCACGAAATATACACCAGGAGCTGTACGCAATTCATTACTACCAACAACAGAAGGATAGTTTAACAATGCGTTCATATTTTCCTGATGTCCTGGATAAACACCATAATATGTTGAAGGCAAATACTCACCATCATACAACAAAATCCAGCGACCAACTTCTGTACTGTTACTTTGTACAACATAACCAGCATCAGGTTGAGCAGTACATGTTTCATCCCAAACATAAGTTCTCTTTTCACAGTCGTCCTTAGTCCAATAGCCTACAACATCTACTGTTCCTAATGATGTGTCGGCATCTTGTAAACCATAAAGACCATATACATCCAAATTCTCACCTGTTCCAGTATCTAAATCTATACTGTTATACCAATCACGAACAAAAGACCAATTAGCACTTTCGTCATCAGTACGAGGGTCACTAAAATCACCCAAGTATTTGTACAAACGAAGATAGGCTAACTGCTTAACGAAATAAGTTTGTTCACTACGGCCTTCTCCATTAACATATATTGGGTTATTAACCACAGTATAAGTATCGTTCACGGCATTGTAAACATAGACATCAATGTAGTTTGTACTAACTGGGTCAAGAACTTCAATCTTTCCACCAGGAACAAAAACATCGTTCTGTTTTATTATTGGGTAATACAAACTAACCATTATACTTCTCCTTCATTCTGTTTTGAAACAGCATTGATTTCTGTCTTTTTCAAGTCCACCAATGATTTTTCAACACTGGCTTGAGCTTTAACAATTTCGGCCTGTGATTTTGCTTGTTCAGCAGGAGTTTCTTCTTCTAGTTGTTTTTCAAAAGCAAGTTTTTCCATCTCAAATTTGTGTTTCTGTTCTGCTAACAACATTTCACGGTCCAAACTATAAGCATTAATCTTTTGTTCTTGTTCCAACTGAGCAATTCTCTGTTGTAGTTGAACTATTTGCTGGTCACGGGTCTGGATTTCACCATTAGCTTGTTCCAACAACTGTTGCTGTTGCTGTTCCATCAATGTTGGTTGTGGTTGTAGCATCTGTCCGAAGTTTCTTACATACTCGTTATCGGTTTCAATAGCACACTGTGCCATCAACAATTTCTGCTTATCAACATCGTTTGTTATCAAAGCACCCATTTGTTGTAATGTAACTCTAGCTTCTTGTTTCTTCAATGCTTCATCAGGACCTTCAATCACATTGACCTTAATCAAACCATACAAAGGTTGTTTCATAACATCTTCAGCAAAAATCAAACCAATTAACTGCATTGTATATCTCAAGTGATACAAATAAGCTCTAACATTGTTATTGAATGTCTTTTGGTTTAATAGAGCTTCTGTTGCTGTCTTTTCAACTTCTGTTTCCAAACCAGTAGCAGGAATACCAATGATAGTGTTTGTAAGTCCTAATGCGTTCTGCATCAACTGTGAAACATCGTCAATCTCAAAGTTATTACTCAATCTTACAGGTGGTTTCAATTCTCTCTTACCATCAGTAGACCAACCTCTAAACTTCAAAAGTGGGTTCAAACTAATGTCAGAGTTTTTATAAAATTCGCCATAATTTTCAATAGACTCTGAGTCTGTGACCCAAGTGTTTTTTGGTGCTTTAGCACAACGCAAAATTAACTGTCTGTAAGAATAGTTAATCAAACGCTGAATAGGTCTCATTTGTTTCGTAATTCCAGTATAGGTCTGTTTGCCTTCATCCCAAATCTGTTCACCAAATACAGGAACAACAGGAATATACGAATAAGGTAATGTAATTTGTTCAACAACTTCAGCACCAAGCATGCGGAAAACATAAACCTGGTTATCTCGTTTCAAGTAATAAGTAACGAGAGGCATGAACTGTTTGTGGTCATAATTATCTTGTATGTCAATTAGTGGCTTTTCCATAAAGGAGCCAACACCATAAGTTTCTTCAATCCATTCTTTTGGTTTTAACTCAATGATAGCAGCTCTCTTTGCGTCAGCAAAATT